GTTGCCTCCCTTGCCCCCTAATCCAATTCGGGGTTTAAGACCCCAAGACCTATTGCGCAATATGAACATCGCCGACGCTAACGCTGGCAATCCAGATCATATGGATTTTGATGTTCGTATGTGGCTAGATGTGGTGGAACCTTCCACTGTAGTTGTACTACCGGAACCCACCGCCATGCCTTTGCAAGCTCTTGGAGTTCGTAACACTATTGTCGAACTCCTAAGGGAACGAGTACCTGCGATGATCGCTCGTTTAGATCAAGCTCAGCCCTTGGAGGGGCATTCTCTCGGTTTGGTGGCTGCTTTGTCCCATGCCGTTGATGTTCTGCCCCACAATGATTTACGTATCCATGTCAATCGTTGGGAACGGATCCAGACGGGGCCATGGGAAGCTCGGGTTGCCAATGGCTCAACTTTGTTCTGCATGGGCGTTTACCCAGGGGCATTCCAACGGTTGAAGGAAGGTTTGCCTTATTGCACCATTCCTCCTCGTCGTTCACAGGACGATATGGCGCTAAACTTAAGAGGTGCAGACCCCCCCGATTTGAAGGAGTTTTGGGAATTCCGTCATAGGACTAGGGCCATGATAACGCAGATTATAGCTCCTGCTGTGTGGTATTGCAGACCTGCCCCTACTGTAGCTAATACGGTGGGTATGGCTTTGTGCCGTTTGTTGGCTGCCACACCCGGGTCTCCCCCTCTTGTTCAGGATGCTATTTGCGCCGACGCTTATGTTTTGTTTTGGAACATTTACATAGCGTGGGATGGTTCGCATTGTTTTGATCCCATTGGAATTCTGTGGGAGATGAACTTAAATAAACCTTCTAGTGCTGCTTCTGCTAGGCCCATTATAGATGTTTTGCGAGCTTGTCACAACAATTTGGTTAATCTTTATGATCCTTCTGACCGTGACACAGAACCATTCCTGGACATCAACGGGCGTTTTCGTACCATTGAAGTTACACCTGAAGACCAAATTAATTGGTTGAATAATTTCAGTGGTCATAAACGTGTCCGTAATGCCGCAGCTCTCCGAGAAATTCAAGACACTGAATTTGATTTCGCGGATCCCGGCTTGAATGTAATCACAGCCATGGTCAAGACCGATGAGACCTTGGCTAAGCTCGATGACGGACGTCCTAACTTGAAGCCGCGATTGATTGCAGTCCTTGACCCCCGCTGTCAAGCGCATTTTGGCCCAGCTGTGCATCAAATGACTGAGCGATTGTCTGTTCTCTGGCATTATGATATCGCTAAGTACCCTTCTAGGGTTGCTAGGTTATTTGATTTAGCCAGGGAACACACTGGCTTTCAGGTAGACTATAATGTTACCTATGCATATAAACCTACTGCGAAGAAACTGTCCACATGGATGTGTGCAGTTTTAACCCAGGCCGCAGATAGGGATATGGCTCATTATTTCCTACGAGTAATCGTAG